ATGACCGACCGCACCGCCCGCGCCGCCCGCAACCAGGAACGGAGCCTCGAAGCCTTCCTCGCGAAGAAGGCCGAATTCGACGCCCTCCTCGCGGAACTGCAGCAGGCCAGCGAGGACCATTTCGGCGCGGATCCCGAGACGGTGCTTTGGGGCGACGCCGCCTGGCTTTCCGACGCCACCGCGAAGCTGAAGGACATCGCGGACCAGCATTTCCGCCGCGGCGAATACGAAACCTAACGCGGGCCACTCCCGCACCGCCCCGACCGGCAGCGCCGGCGGGGCTCCCGGCAGTAGGGGCCGATGAACGGCACCCGGAACCGGAGACCGCCACGATGACCAAGCTTTCCGACACGCAACGCCTGATCCTCAGCGCCGCCGCACAGCACGAGATGGGCCTCGCCCGCGCGCCCAAGACCCTGCCGGCCGGTGCGCGCAACGCGGTGTTCCGCAGCATGATCAAGAACAACCTGCTCACCGAGATCAACGCCCCGCGGGAGCATGTCGGGCTGGGCTGGCGCCAGGATGAGGACGGCACCTGGATCGTGGCCCGCATCACCGACGAGGGGCTGCGCGCCATCGGCATCGACCCGAACGAGGGCGACGCGGGTGCCGGCGAGCCCGACTGCTCGGGCATCGAGGGCAGCGTGCCCGACACGGCGCCCACGGTGGCGCCCGGCAGCACGCCGGGGGAAAGCCCCGCGCCTGCCACCGAAGGCGCCCAGGCCGCGCCCCTGACGGAGGAGGTCGCCCTGCTCGACGAGGCCCTCGCCGCACCCACCGCCACGCCGCGCGCCAGCTTGCGCGACACCGCCGCGGCCATCCTCGCCGCCTGGGACGATCAGGCCGCCCGCTTTGGGACGCATGAGGGCGACTTGATCGGCGCCCTGGACGCTCCGATCGCGGCCCTCCGCATCCTGCTCGCCGGCAAGCCGGCCCGCATCGCCCGCGAGCCGGGCGCGCCGCGCAAGCCGCGCGAGGGCACGAAGCAGGAGCAGGTGCTGGTCATGCTGCGCCGCGAAGAGGGCGCCACCATCGCGCAGATCTGCGAGGCCACCGGCTGGCAGCAGCACACAGTCCGCGGCTTCTTCGCCGGCCTCAAGAAGCGCCAGGGGATCGAGGTGAAGGTGCTGGAGCGCATCCGCCAGGTCGGCCCGAACAAGGAGGGCGCGAAGGGGTCCTACTCAATCTACCGCATCGCCGACTGATCGGCGCCGAGCACCAATGCAAGCCGCCGCCTGCGCACCGCGGGCGGCGGTTCCGCATTGTCAGGCGCCCGCCAGCAGGTCGCGCGTCCTCTCGTCCGGCACGCCGTCGTAGTATTTACGGATCACGTCGTCGAAGACACGCGCATCTGGCGCCGCAGCGGCGAACAGCGTCATCGACGAGTGCAGCTTGAGGGCATCGATGCTCCCGAAGATGTCGTGCGCACTCCGACCCTGGATCGCCAGGACCAGCGTGGCGCAATCGACGAGGCGGGGACCCAAGTCGGGATGCGCCATGTAGGCGCGCGCTTCATCAAGCGACGAGATCCCATACCGCTTCGCGGTCGCGCTCTGACCAAGCGCACGAAGCTGGGGAAAGACGAACCACATCCAGTGCGTCTGCTTGCGGCCGTAGCATAGTTCCCACAGCACGGTGGGCATCACAGGCGCCTGAGCCTGCACGAAGCGGTCGAGGTCGAAGGGGTCGGCCATGCTTGCAGCCTCCCGTGTTGGCTTGGATGATTCGAGATCAGGCAGTCACCTGGATCCCGCGGGCTCTCGCCACATCATCGAAAACTCGGTCCTCGCCGGCCAGCACCGCCGCCCGCCCTGCAAAGGCCTGCCAGCGCCGCACGGCGACATCCACATAGCGCGGGTCGATGTCCATCGCATAGCATATCCGCCCCGTCGCCTCCGCCGCGATGATGGTGCTGCCGCTGCCGCAGAAGGGCTCGTAGATCGCCTCGCCGGCGGCGCTGTTGTTGATAATTGGGCGGCGCATGCATTCCACCGGCTTCTGCGTGCCGTGCACTGTCGCCGCGTCCTCGTCGCCACCATTGCTGATGGCCCAGAGCGTCGCTTGGTCGCGCGCACCCTGCCAGTGCCCAGTCGCGCCCTTGCGCACGGCATAGAGGCAGGGCTCGTGCTGCCAGTGGTAGTCCCCACGCCCCAGCACGAACCGGGACTTCGCCCAGATGATCTGGCTGCGGATCACGAAGCCCGTCGCCTCGAGGCTCTCGATCACCGTGCGGCTGTGCACGCCGGCGTGCCAGACATAGGCGACGTCGCCCGGGAACAGCGCCCAGGCCTGGCGCCAGTCGGCGCGATCGTCATTCGCCACCTTCCCGGTGCGCATCGTGGCCGAGACGCCGGCCTCGTTCCGCCACTCGGGATCGTAGTTCACGCCATAGGGCGGGTCGGTGATCATCAGATGTGGCGTCGCGCCATCCAGCAGCCGCGCGACATCGGCTGGGTTTGTGGCGTCCCCGCAAAGAACACGATGGGAACCGAGCAGCCAGAGATCACCCGAACGGGTGATGGCGTGTTCCGGTGCGGCGGGGGCCGGCGCGTCAGGATCCTGGTCAGGGAGAACATCGGCCTCTCTGGGTGCCGCCGCGCCGAGCAGCCGGTCGATTTCAGCCTGGTCGAAGCCTATGACGCCAAGGTCGAATTCATCAGCGCGCAGCTCCCGCAGCTCGGCGGCGAGCAGGCTCTCATCCCACACCGAGTTCAGCGCCAGCTGGTTGTCCGCCAGCCGGAAGGCCCGCGCCTGCGCCTCGGTCAGGTGCCCGAGCCGGATGGCGGGAACCGCGTCGAGCCCGAGCGCCTTCGCCGCAAGGACGCGACCATGACCCGCGATCAGCACGCCGGCATCGTCCACCAGCACCGGCACGTTGAAGCCGAACTCGGCGATGGACGTCGCCAGCTGCGCGACCTGCTCGCTGGGGTGCATGCGTGCATTGGCGGCATAGGCCGCGAGCGATGCCACCGGCATCATCTCCATCTGAAGGTCAGGCCGCATCGGCAGTGACCTCCATGCGCGCCGCAGCGACGGCATCATAATCGCGACTGTCATCGGCCAGCGTCACCGGCAGGTCGGGATGGAGCATCCGCCAGCGCGCGATCGCCAGGTCGACATAGGCGGGCGCCAGCTCGATGGCTCGCACGCGCCGAGCCGTACGCTGGCCGGCCAGGATGGTGGTGCCGCTGCCGGCGAAGGGCTCGAACACGACCTCGCCCTCGTCGGTGTACGCCCGCATGAGGAACTCCGGCAGCACCACCGGGAACACCGCGGGGTGCTCGGTCTCGATGCCGCGGCCCTTGTGGCGGGTCAGCCGCAGCACGTTGTCCGGGATGCGGAAGTCCTGCACCGGCAGCCCTGCATGCTGGTATTCCGAGATGGTCCCGTCGGCGGCGCGCAGCCCGCTGCCCTTATTCGGCGTGCCGGCCCATTTGCAGGGCACGATCTTGTTTGCCTGGCGGGCCTGGCGGTTGAAATGGAAGACGAACTCGAAGGCCCGCGCGAGGCGCCCGTTCCAGTCGCCGGGCAGGCCGGGCCCCTGGTCCCAGGTGTAGAGGCCGAAGCGGCTCCAGCCGCGGACGCGCAATCGCGGTTGTCTCGGCCGGCGACGCCAACGGCGAGCGTCCCGGCACGGCTGATGCGATCAGATCGCGGCGAACACGCTCGACGTCCCAGGACCCGTCCGCCTCGCGGCGGATGCGCCCGACCTGCTCGGCCTTCTGGATCGCCGTGTGGGAGAGATCGAGGCGCCGGGCGACGTCCCGGGCGGAGGTGATACGTTCTGGCAACCGCGTCTCCTGTGATGGGTGAGGCGGTGGCAACCGTCAGGCGCTGTTTTGCATGTGGCAACCCATGGTTTGCGCCTGGCAACCCATCGAACTCTTGTCCGGTCAATGGCTTGGGGTTGGCACTGGCAACCTGGCAACCTCGTTTTTCGCCTGACGCTAGCGACCTTGCGCGCTTCCGCCCCCCGCATACAGCGGGGCCAGGAAGGACCCTGCGGCTCGAGAGCCACAGTGGCTGATCAGCTGGCGAGTGGCTCGGGAGCCGCGGTGCTCGACGCACCTTCTCGACGTGTCCCCACTATACCCAACGCGATTTGCGCGCCGCCATGGGGTGAATTGTAACAGCGCATCGAGGAAGGGGGGCTGGGCGCCGCCTGCTACAGCGTCGCCCAGCCGGGCCTCGTGTCAGCCCTTCGCAGCCTTGCGCTTGGCCTTCTTCAGCCCAGCGAAGGCCGCTTCCCTCAGCGCCGGGCTCGCCTTGAAGCGCACCGCTGCGCCGGCCTTCACCGCCACCTTCTCGCCGGTCTTCGGGTTCAGCGCCGTGCGCTTGGCCGTCTCGCGCACCACGAAGGCGCCGAAGTCGGGGATCGTAAAGCGGCCGGTGTCGACGATCTGCCCCTTGATCGCGGCGATTATGTCCGCGGCCAGGCGGCCTGCGGCTGCCGCTGGCATGTCAGCTGACTGGGCGATGACGTCGGTGAGAAACTTCTTCGACATAGAAAGGCTCCTTGCAATGCCAGCCCATTAGCGGAGACGAAGGGGCCTGTCAGGAGCGGCACGCGCGAAGCCGACGAATCAGCCGGGCACAGCAGCCCGCGCACGCTCAGCGGCATCCCGCGTGGCGACCAGCGCCGCCAACGTGGCCTGCGCCTGCTTCACCGCGGCCGGCTCGCTGGTGTCGATGTCAGAGAGCTGCTCCTCGGCGTCGGCAACGCCCACGACGATCTTCTCGCGCAGTTCGTCCAGCCACCCCTTTGCCTCGATGGGGTCGGCGTCGGGCGCGCGCAGCCATTCGGCGACGATCACCTCGACCTCGCGCGCAATGCGGTGCGGCGGAACGGCCTTCGCGGCGAGCGCCATCAATCGGACAATCGCGGCGTCGACGGGACGCACGCGTGCCTGCCTTCGAGCGGCCATGGATCTTCTCCTTTAGGTCTCCGCGCTGCATAGCATGTTCTTGTCTTGTTCTGGTAGGGGAGGCTATCGTCGGCCATGCCCGACGGCGCCCCGCCACGTCCCCCGCCGCCATGGCTGAGCCCGGGTGCCCTGGCCGCCGCAAGGGCTGCCCGACGCCCTCCGGCAGGTGTCCAGGGGCGGGGTGACGCGTATAGCCGGGCGATGCGCGAAGCCGTCCTGGCGCACCACCCTGCGCTGCCGCTGACCATGATCGCCGGGGCCGTGGCCTACGTGCTCGGCAGCGAGTAGCGGTGCGCTGCGTCATGCCGCTTGCTTCCGCGGGGTCAGTCCGAAATGCATCGCCAGGATTCCGAGGCCTGCGACCAGCATGCCGCCTGCGATGGGCTGCGGCACTGGCCTGCCGCTCCAGCCCTGGCGTGCCGACCATTCGCGGATCGACATCTCGAGGCCCACCACGAACCACACAGCCGAGCCGGCTGGGCTGCCGTGCCCACCCAGAGCATCGATGGCGCGGGCCACACGCCGGCGCGCATCAATTTGCCGGACCGACATGGTGTCGGCGCTCACACCGCTGAGGCGCACGAACTGCGTCGTGGCGATGCCATCCAACGCTGCGCTGCGGAACAGCGTGCGAAAGATGCATCCCGCCTCGTGCATTTGCGGCGTGATGGTGCCGTTGGCCAGCATCATGCCCAGTGCGTCCACGGCGCGCCGATGCGCCACGGGCGTCCCCGTTTCTGGATCGGCCGCACGGACAGGCTCGGAGAAACCGCCATGTTGCAGCCGCCACGTCGAGGGCTTCGACAGGTCGTCGACCACCCGCTTCGCCTTGCGCTTACCGGCCATGATGGTTCTCCCCGTTGCGTCGCTCCCAGCGGCGGTTGGCTTCGTTGGTGATGGCCTGGCGCAGCCAGTCGTCGGTGATGTCGGCGACGGGCAGGGCGGCGACGCCGTGCCGGTGCCAGGCGGCGGCGCGCATGGCGTTCACCTCGCTGTCGTTGGTCGGGCTGCGCGTGCCGCGGTCGAGGCAGGACCGGGGCGGCAGCGGGGCGCCGTGCATCGTCATGCGCGACCTCCCGTGGGATCGGTCGCCCACAGCAGCAGCGCGATGGCATCGGCCTCGTTGTCATCGGCGGGGCGAAAGCCGCGGGCTTCGACGGCGGCGATCATCGCGGCCTTGTTGGCATTGCCCTTGCCAGTGGCATAGCGCTTGATCGTGCCCACCGGGACGCCCTCGTAGGGGACGTCGTGTTCCTCGCACCAGGCGGTGAGCACGCCGAGGAAGCCGCCGTAGATGTGCGCTGCGTCGGTGCCGGCATGCGCACGGACTTCCTCGAACACGATCCTCGCCACACCGCCGGACAGAGCGGCGACCTCGGCCAGCCAGCCACGGAAGCGCAGGAAGCGCATGCCCCCACCCTCGAAGCGGGTGGGCTTGAAGGTCATCGTGCCCGAGGTGATGCCACCATCATGGCGGCGCAGTGCCCATCCGGTCGTGGTGCCGAGATCCAGGGCGAGCACGGCGTGGTGCGCGATGCCAGGCGGTGGCGGTGCGATGATGGGCGGGCCGCTTGCATGTGCGGTGGGCATGGTGAGAGTCGCAACTGCCATGGTGGTCTCCGAGAGGGGATGATCCTGGTGAGGGCGGCGACGGCGCGGTTCTTGGCGGAGCTCGCCGTCGCTGCCCGGCATGCGGATGGTGCGCTGTTGATGGGGCGGACCGCGTGCCCAGCACGATCGCCCCGGGTGTGGTGTGCGCGCGCCGTTGAGGCGCGCACGCACACCCCCGTAGGGGGTGGATGAAACACCTAACTCCTCCTCGGGCCGCAAACCCTTGATCGGATTGCCGAAAAGAGGAGTTAGGTGCGAAATTCGAGGAGTTCGGGACCTAACTCCTCTGTCCTCCCAAGCCATTGAATTCATGGCGAGATTTTCCGGGAGGAGTGAGGAGTTAGGCCTAACTCCTCAGGAGTGAGTTCGTCCAATACCCCCTCCGGATAGACCCAGACCTCCGGGTTTTCGACGTCCAGCGCGTTGCCGGTCTGGGCACATTTGAAGTGACTCGGCAGCACCGGCTGCGCGGCGCCGGTGATCTCGCCCGTGTTCGGATCGATGGCTTCGAGGGCGCTGCCGAAGATCATCCCCTCGACGCAGAGATAGCCGAAGCGCGAGCGCACGATCGGATACCCGAAGGCGCTGCCGTCGCGCCGGAATTTCACGAAGCCCTTGGTGGCAAGTACGCTCAGACGCTCCCGGATGGTGTGCTTGCTGCCCAGCGCGGCCTTGTTCTCGAACACCTCGGCGAACTGCATCATCGGATACAGCCGTCCCTCGGCGGCCTCATCGAGCAGGATGCCCAAGATGACATCGTGCTTGCGCAGACGCTCTGCATCGAGCTTGCGGCCGATCTCTTTGCGCACCAGTCGCTCGCCCTTGCGATCGAGCTCGGCCCAGGCGCCGCCGCGTTTGTCGATCAGCATGGGCTCGAGGGCGGGGCCGTTGCGCAGCTCGACGTGCAGCTCGCGTTCGGTCTGCTCCTCGTCCGGCCGGAACAGGATCATCCCGGATGTGTAGAAGCTGCGCAGCGCGCTGGCGCCGGAGAGAGACAGGAAGGGATCGTCCTTCACCTGCAGCTTGCTGAGCTTCTTCGTGTGGTGCGCGAGGATGATGCCGGCCTCGGGGGCGATCTCGTCGCGCAGCGCCTCGACGCGGCCCTGCAGGAAGAACATCATCGCGCTGTTGTCGTTCTCGCCCTCGCCTGCGGGCCCGCCATCGAAGAGGTTGCGGATGGGGTCGATGCAGATGATGTCGGGCGGCGCGTCGGGGAATGCGGCGCGGATGGCAGCCGCGACGAGGGGCAGGCCCTGGTCGTCGAGCAACATGCGCAGCTTCGGGGTGACGACGAGGGTGTCGCGCGCTCGAGCGACGACATCGCGATCGAGACGGAGCTGCTGCAGGCGCTCGCGCAGATAGTGGTACTGGATCTCGGCCTGCAGATAGAACACGCGCAGCGGGCGCGGCGCCGTGAAGCGCAGGAACGGTGCGCCGGCCGCGGCGTGCACCAGGAGGCTGATCAGGAAGTCGGATTTGCCGACCTTCGGCGCACCGCCGAGCACCAGCATCCCGCCCGGGGTCAGCAGCCTCGGCCCGATCAGGTCGTCCGGCATGGGCGAGGTGTCATCGAGCAGCGCGCCGAGGGTGTGCGCGGGGACGGCGGCGGGTGGCGCGTCACCTGCGCGGAGCAATGGTGGCCCGTTGCGCTCGACATGCAGCGCCCAGAGGGCATCGGCCTCCGCCTTGAGGCGCTCCAGCGGCCAGGTGGGACGGAGGCAGGCGGCGTTGTAACCGCAGATGGCCTCCCAGCCCTGGTCGGGTGTCAGGCGTCCCTCATGCACCTGGCGGACGAAGTGGCCGATGGCCGCGCTGGCGCCCTGGAAGCGCGTCCAGCCGTCCTGCGCGCCCTCGCGGACCGGCGTGGTGAGCACGGCGTTCAAACCGGGGCGGTCGGCCTGGGCGCCAGCCGGGGCACGTTCCTGACCGGGCAGGAAGGGCATGGCGGCGACGGCCTCGGCGAACTCGGCCAGATCCACCTCGCGCCGCGGATCGTGGTGCCGGACGGTGACGACGCGCTCGACGCCGCCCTTCCGGTAGATCGTGCCCGGCACCCGGATCGGCTGGTGGGGGGAGCGGAAGTGCGGATCGCCGCCGACCTTCTCCGCCATCTCGCCGCGCACGGCGCAGAGGCCCGCGACGTCTGTGCCCTCCGCTGGTTCGGTCAGCCGCCACCAGGCATGCAGCTTCGCCGCGCCTTCGGCCGTGCGGCCGCCGCTCTCCACCAGCAGGGTGGGCGCGCCGAGGTGCTGGACCAGGTGACCGAGCTTCGCCTCGACATCGCCGGTGTCGAGATCGACCACCACGGCCTGCATCTGCAGCACGTGCTCGGCGCGGGCCTGGCCGTGCTCGGCGACAGTGCCGGGGATGACGTAGACCGCGGTGCCGTCGCGCGCCGCCCAGGCGGCGAAGGTGCCGAGCGATTCCGCCGCGTGCTGATCGGCGGAGATCCAGATGTTGTGCGGCCGGCTGTCGATCCCCTGACCCTGGTCCACGAAGCCGCGGACGGGGATCAGTCCGTCGCAATAGCCGAACACCACATCGAGGAAGGTCGCGATCTGCTCGCGGTCCAGCGCGATAGCTGCGTCAGGGGGCGACACCGACTGCCCAGCGCCGGGAAGCCGATCGAGGGCGATCTGCCCAGTGGCGGGAAGATCGCTCACGCCGTCATCCGGCAGCGATGGCGCGTCGTTGAAGTCGCCCCAGGAGTTCACGCCGACAGCGCCCAGCAGCGCTTGGCCCATGGGCAGAAGCGGCACTCGAAGAAGTCGGGGCTGCTAGCGATGCGCGGCAGCAGGTCGCCGGCGTCACAGGACGTGAGCAGCCGCACCGCGCGATCCGACATGCGCTGCGCCAGATCCGCGTCGAACGGCACCAGTTCGTGATGGAGTTCGGCAGTGTCCTTGTTGATGGCGGTGAACAGCGCCGGGTTGTCGGCGACGCCCGGCACCGCCGCATCCATGTAGGCCTGGTAGACCGCGATCTGGGCGGCGTAGATCGGCTTGGCGACCGTGACGCCCTTGCTCGATGTTTCACGCCAGGCTTTGGCGTTCATGGTCTTGCATTCCCAGAGCGCCGGGAACGCCATGCCGGGGATCGCGGGCCCGCCGGCGAAGATGCCGTCGACATGGCCGCGGATCCGCCCGCCCGCGACCGCGAAGCCGAACTGCTCGCCGTCCGGCCTGTTCCCTTTCCGGGTGTACAGATCGAAGCCGGCGGCGCGGAGCCAGGCCACCGCGACATCCTCCAGCGCGTGGCCGATGCCGAAGATCCGGAGGATGCGGCCGTCGAAGTCGGCGCCTTCGTCCTTCGGCGCCTGCAGGAACTCGAACTGCAGGGCGCGCTCGCAGGCGTGACCGAGGCGCGAGCCGCCGAGATAGGTGCGCGGCGGCGTCGCGGCCTGGCGTGCGACCAGCGCCGCGTCGATCGCGGCGTTGACGTGCAGCGCGGTCTGGCCGCGGCTGTTGAAGTCCAGCATCAGAAGGGCAACTCCTCTGCCGGCTGGCCACGGGCGATCGCCTGCATGGCGTCCTGGAAGCCGCCGACGGCGACCTCGATGAGCGTCAGCACCTGCGGCTCGGTCAGGTCCTGGAGCCGAGTGGCCCAGCCGATCTCGTCCATCGCCTCGGCGATGCGGCGCATGGCGGCGCGGATCGCCGCCCGCTCCTGTTCCGTCAGGTCAACCATGGCGGGTGCCGCCCGCGCCGCGAGGCGCGTCCAGAAGCCCTGGCAGGCCATGCCGCAGAGGGCGGCGGACGGCCGCGGGGGCTTGCGCCCCGTTGGGTCGAACCAGCCGAAGCCGCGCGACGGGCGCGTGCAGACCGCGCAGGGCAACTCGGGGGAGCGCATGGGTCATGCCGCCTGCCGGAGCGCCGGCTGCGCGCTCATCACCAGCCGCCGGATGTCATGGCGGTTGAACTTGAAGGTGAGCAGGGCGGAGGCCTGGTAGCGGGTCATCCCGATATCGGCGCGCACCGCGGGCGGGAGGTGCGCGATCTGACGGTCGGTCGGCGGCTCGCGCAGCCAGCGGCGGCTCTTGTGGGCGGTCTCGTCCGTCTCGTGAGTGTTCAGCCAGTCATCGGCGGCGGCCAGCGTCACCAGCCGCTCGCCGATCGCTAGCAGCCTGGTGTGCTCGCCCTTCGCGCCGCCGACGGCGTGCCAGGCGCCGTTCAGGAAGAAGATGCCTGCCCAACCGTGGAAGCCGTTGGCCAGCAGCGCCGCGTCATCGCCGGACAGATCGCACCACTGGAAGGAGGAGCGCTTCAGCAGGTCGAGCTCGGTCATCACGAAGTCGGAGAGCGGCGCGGCGCGTTCCCGCGGCGTGAAGGCGTGGCCGCAGATCGGGCACTCCATGACGGAGATCGGGATCTCCGCCTCGCAGGAGGGGCAGGTCTTGGTCGGCGCCTCGCCCTGGCCGGGCTCGCTGTCGAGATCGACGTCCTGCTCCAGGCATCCGTGGATCTGCGAGGATGTGCCGAAGTCGAGCACGATGCAGTCGCGCTTGACGATGCCGGGGTGCTCGCCCGGGTCCACGGTGCGGAGGCCGCGCCCGATCATCTGGATCATGGTCGACTTGAAGGAGGAAGGGCGGAGCAGGACGACGCAGGAGGTCGGCGGGTGGTCCCAGCCCTCCGTGAGCACCGCCACGTTGACGACGATGCGCGCCTCGCCGCTGGCGTAGGCGGCGAGCACCGAGCGGCGTTCGGCGTCCGGCATGTCGCCGCGGACCACGACCGCCGGAACACCGCCTGCGTTGAAGGCACCGGCGACGTGCTCGGCATGCGCCACGGTGGAGCAGAAAACGACCGTCTGGCGGCCAGCAGCCTTCTCGCGCCAGTGGCCGACCACGGCATCGGTGACCGGCACGGTGTCCATGATGCGGGCGACCTCGCCCATGTCGAAGTCGTCGCCGCTGCGCCGGACGCCGCGGAGTTCGTCCGCGACACCGACATCGATGATGAAGGTGCGCGGCGCGACCAGATGACCGGACGCGATCAGTTCGCCGAGCCGGATCTGGTCGGCGACATTCGAGAACACAGCACGCAGCCCGCGCTTGTCACCGCGGTTCGGTGTCGCCGTGACACCATAGATGCGGCAGGTCGGGTTGCGCTGCAGCGCCCGATCGATGATCCGCCGGTAGCTGTCGGCGACCGCGTGGTGCGCCTCGTCGATCACCAGCAGGTCCAGTGCCGGCATGGCGTCCAGATTGGCCGGCCGCGTCAGCGTCGGCACCATGGCGAAGGTCACCTGGCCGGCCCAGGACTTTTCGGAGGCGTCCACCACCGAGGTGGTGATGCCCGGCGCGACGCGATGGAACTTCCCACGGTTCTGGGCGGTCAGTTCGTCGCGATGCGCCAGCACGGCCGCCTTGCCGCCGCCACCGAGCCGCTGCGCGACGGTGGCGGACAGCATGACCGTCTTGCCCGCCCCGGTCGGGGCGACGGCGAGGGTGTCACCGCGGCTGTCGAGCGCCTGCAGGCTGCGCTCGACGAACAGCTTCTGGCGGGGGCGGAGGATCATGGGGTGCGCGATCCTCACCGGGCCCAGTTCGGACGCGGCTTCGGCTCGGCGGCAGCCGCAGGCAGCGTGGCGGGGAACGCGCCCTGCGGCACCGCCGGCGCTGCTGGCGGCGGGGCCATGGCGAAGCCCGGCTGCGCAGTGAACCCGGTGGGTGCGGCGAAACCGGCGGGGGCCGCATGGCGGCCCATCACCTGGGCATAGTCCCGATGGTCCGGCGTCACCGCGCCGCGGATTTCGTTCTTCTCCTCGCCGCTGGCATCGGTGCCGACATCGATCCTGCCGACGAACTCGAGGCCGTCGAGGTCGGCGAAGTCGGAGATGCGCCGCGCGGCCTGTGCCTGGGGCGAGACATCCTTGTCCGAAATGCCGCGGGCGGAGTTCAGGATGCTGCGGACGAAGCCGCGGCCCATATTCGCCCAGTCCGGTCCCTTCGGGCTGTAGAGCCCGATCAGCGTGAAGATCTTGCGCTTGGCGTAGGGCCCCTCCAGCACCGTGAACTCGCCATTGAGGTACACCGCGCCGGAATTGCCGCGCGTCGCATACCCGCCGGTCCAGCCCTGGCTCGGATCGTCGAAGCCCCCGGGGCGGATGGTCAGGCGGAGCCTTGCGAGCGTGCCCTTCGGGATCAGGTTGTGGTTCGACTTGGCGTCGTTGTAGTCGTTCCAAGCAGGCATGCGGGATCTCCTCGGATCAGGTGTTGCTGGCAGCGGAGGGGGCAGGCAGCGCGAGCGGCGGCGCGGGCAGGGCGAGCCGGTCGGTGGTGGGGCGGGCGGGGCCGCGGATCTTCTCGAACAGACGCCCGAGATGAGGTTCCTCGACCATATCGAGCCGCCCGCTGCGGTCCTTGGCGGGATAACCCCAGGGGTTCAGCGTGTGGCAGATCAGCGCGCGATAAGGCTTGCCGTCGGCGTCCTTGATCGCAGCAAGTGTCAGGACCTCATCGACGATGCCCGGCAGTTCGAGGCCTGTCTTGCTGCCCTCGATCTGCGGCACGAAGACCTTGCGGTTGAAGTCGTCCATCTTCTCGTCGAGGATTCCGACGAAGATGACGTTCTTGCCGCGCGTGTGCTGCAGTTGCGTCAACCAGGCGATCATCTCACGCCCATGCAGCCCGTAGGCACCGCGGGTGTCGGGCTTGCCTGTCTTCTCGGAATGGGCCTCGGGCTGGCCGCGGCACCATTGCAGGCAAAGCCGGGCGGCAACGGTGATGCTATCGATGAACAGCGTCTCGTAGCGATTGAGCGCGGCGGGATCACCGTACTTGGCGCAGACGCTGGCGTAGTGCGCCAGCGAGTAGGCTTGCTCGTCACGCAGCGCTGGGTTCGGCCCGCCGACGAAGGCTGCGAGCTCGCGGCATTCCTCCCAGGTGCGTGGCCGCACGGTGTCACCCGGCCACCCTTCGACAGCGAGATCGCCCGCCTCGAGATCCCAGAACAGTGTTGTGGCCGAGCACAGCGTCAACAGCAGGCTGGTCTTGCCTTCGCCGCTTCGCCCGAAGATCGCCGCCTTGATCATGCGCTCGACGGCCATGCGCTCTTCTGCCGTGATGATGCGCAGCGCCATCAGCCGAGCCCCCCGAACAGCGAGGGCGCGCCGGCATGCGGGCTGTCACGCAGCTCACGGTTGGTGCAGATCGTCAGGCGGTAGACCGGCTTGCCCGTCCGCACCGTGCGCGCCGGCTCGAAGGCGAGACGGATGCGCTCCGGCCAAGCGGTGTAGGCGCGCTCCGAGACCTTGAAGCTGACCTCGACGTACTCGGCGGGATCCTCGCCACCGGCACGGATCTGTTCGGCGAGCGTGGCCAGACGGCGCTGGTCCCATTCGACGCGCTTCGGAAGCTCGGCCGTGATCTCGACCGTGCCATCCTGGAAGCGAACCGCGCCGGTATCCTTGCCCGCGGCGGCACGGGCACCGATGGCACGCTGCTCATAGCGCAGTGCGATGGCGCCCTCGATCCAGTCCTGCATGCGCTTGGCGGCATCCAGCGCCTCGCGCGCATCGGCCTGCAGAAGGGCGAGGTGGTCGGCCGGCAGCGCGATCACGTCGCTCACAGGGAGGTGCCGGACGCTGTCGAGCGTCGGGCGGTTGCTGCGCGCCTGCATCACGCCGCCTCCGCCAGCAGCAGCAGCGAGGACCCGGGGAGGGATCGGCGCTGCGGCTTCGGGAAGACCCGCTGCTGGTGCGGACGCGGCCGCATCACCAGCAGATAGATAAAGCAGCACGGTGCCTCGCGGCGCTGCAGCAGGTGGCACCAGCCCGCATCGGCCAGCCGCCACGCATAGTTTGCCAGGGCATCGAGATCGAGGCGCTGATGCTCCGGCAGTTCGCTGGCGTGCCGATCGCGATCCCGCGCCAGTTCGCCGCGATGATAGATGATCACGTCGCGCGGCGAGGCTGCCATGACGCGGTCGCAGAGCGCGTTCGCGTCGCGTGGGATGGCGACCGCCGAAGTGAGACTGTGGTCGAGTTGGCCGATCTCTCGGAGCGTCCGGATTGAGTTCACGGGTGCAGCGCCCTTCCGTCTGTTTGCGTCTGCTCCTTATCTACCGGTCGACCTCGCGATTTTTCCCACGCCCCCGCGGCAGCGTGACGAGGCCCGATGCACGCAGCCAGAACCGCAGATCCTTCACGTCCCGGTAGAACGCGGAGGTCGAGCGGCCACTGCCACGCTGCGCGGCCGCGACGTCGCCTTCAGTGTGCAGGAGCATGATGAGCGTCTCGCGCTGCTCTCTGGGCAGGTCGTCGACGAGTCGCTGGAGATCGATGCGCAGGCTGATCGCCTCCGCCATGTCGATCGCCGGCGGCTGCGTTGCCGATCGCGCGTCGGTAATGTCACCGACCGTGTCGCTATCCAGCGATGCCGGCGTCTGCGCGCCGCGACGCGAAGCAGCCTCGCAGTGGTCAGCGATGACGTGCCTGGCCAGCAGTGTGACGAAGGTGGCCCAACCCGCGCAGGCGGGATCGAAGCGCCCCGCGCGCTCGACAATGGCGAGCAGGATGTCCTGCTGCAGATCATCGCGATCCGCAGCCTGAAGCCGGGCACGACACGCCCGGCGTGCGGCCGCATGGCGCGCCGTCGCGAAGGCGACGAGCGTATGATCATTCTCCCATTCAGGGGTCTCCCGACCCCGAACGCCGTAAAGCATGCGCATGATGGCGATCCCTGTCCGTCCCGGTTGCTGATGCCCGGAAGGGACCACCCGATCGGGGGGGGCGGCCAGGGTGGAAAGGTGCCGAATGGTGCCGAATGGGCGAGCGGCGCTAAGGGCATCAGAAGAAAAACATATACTTACGATGCATCGCGGGCAGTTGCGGCGGGGACTGCGGCATTCGGCACCCCGGTGCCGCGAAAGGGCTGGACACGCACAGGGCGCAGAGAACATAAAGCGAACACAACACACGCCGCTTGCCATAGATCATAGGAAGACCGTCCATGCCGCTCGCCGTCCATTATCCGTCCGGGCCGCCGCCCGCCGGCCGACGGAGCCTGTCCACCACCGAGATCCGCGCCGTGGCCGCGCAGGCCCGACGCCAACTGCTCGGCGGCAGCGCCGAGTTGGCCGTGCCGCTGTCGGCCATCGTGGCTGCCGCAGCCAAGATTTGCGTGAACGAGTGGGCCTTCTCGGTGCAATGGGATCTGACCCAGCCGCTGCGCGACCAGGCAGGTCGCGCGGTGCTCGGGATCTGCGATGTGGATCCGGCTGAGCCGGGTTGGGCCTATGTCTCCATCGACGGGCCCACAGTGTCGAGCCGGCCCGACCTCGCGCTCAGCACGGCCGCGCATGAACTCGGCCATCTGCTGTTTGACGTGCCGCATGAGATGGACGGCGGTTCGCGGCGATATCGTGCTGTTGCGCGCTGCGCATCCGCGCTTGAAGGCACGAACCGCGGCGCGGAGGGACGCGCCAACGAATTTATGGGCGCGCTGCTAGTGCCGCCAGTTCCCCTGCACACCCGGCTGCTGGCTCTCGCCCGTGGCGAAGGGCTGCGCCTTGCGCGGGCGCCGCATGAGGGACGCCCGGCGAGCCCTGTGCTGGCGGGCGGCAATCCCGCCGACACGGTCGCCGGCGTCCTCGCGGCACTGGCACTAGAGTTCGGCGTGACGGAGCGATTCATCGCCGTGCGTGCGGCGCGCTACGGCCTCGTTCAGGGGGGGATGTGATGGCGTTCGGGGAGGTGATCCGCGCCCGCCGCACCGAGATGTGCATCGGGTTGAACGACATGGCGGAGCGGCTCGGGATATCAGCCGCCTACTGGTCGCGCGTCGAGCGTGACCTCGAGAGCCCGCCGCGCGACGAGCTGATTGAGAAGGCAGCCGCCATCCTTGCCTTGCGGCTGGACGACCTCTTTGTGGAGGCGCGGCGCCTGCCGCCGGACATGCAGCGCGACATCGGGCGCGTGGTGTTCGCCTATCGCCGCATGCGCTCCATCAATAGCCGATGAAGGACAATGTCATGACGCACCGCCCGATCCAGAAGCTGTTCTATGATCTCTCCGAGGCTGGGCGACGGCTGGATCTCAGCCTCATCGACATCGGCGCGCTGGTCGTAGAGCGCCAGATGCGCGTCTGCACGCCGGCGGCAGGCCTGCTCGTCGAGTTCGGCCTCTGGGAGAACGAGGGCACCGTCGATCAGTACGCAGTCGCCGAGGAGGTGCGTGAAGTCAGCGGCCTCATCGACCTCCGTCCGCAGGATGCGCTCACGATCATCCGGTCTGGAAGCGCGGCCATCGAATTCCTCGATGCGGCGTCCGGCTCCTACCGGCGGATCATCCGAGCTGAAGGTGACCCGCCCGGCTTCGCTGTTCGCCGAGAGGAGCTCGGTGTTCGGCACGAGGTATTGCAGAAGCTCGCCGGTGAGTTCGGGATTGAACTTGGGGGATCGATGACGCTGCCGCGGCTCGGTGCGCTGTGCACGCATGACTGGGATGCCTGCAAGATCGAAGTGTTCCGGCTGTTCTACTTCGAGGGCGTGCCGGAATCGAAGGCCGCCTTGATCCGGCATGTGCAGGCCTGGCTCGCGAATCAGGGAAAGAAGGTGCCGGACGAGAGCACGCTGCAGAAGAAGCTGAAGGACATCTGGGCGATGTTCGCACCTGAGGCTCGGAAGAGGAGCGCCTAGGCGGAGGCGATCGCCAGCGTCGTGGGAAAGATCGAGGGGACGACCGGTAGATAAGGGGCAGGACAATGCGTGTTGGAGCGCCATGGCCCCGCCGATCAATCCCCACCTGTCGCCGCACCTCTGCGAGGTCTGCCAGATCCTCGCCCGCGGGTTACTGCGGCTCCGCAGCCGCGCTGCCGAGGAAGCGGTCCGTGCGGCCAGCAGCGAGAGGGTGGTTCGACTACACACCGTCCCCCGCCAGCGCCGTCATGCGAACCCGAGGAGAAAGGGAGTCGCATGACCCGCACGAAGCCGAACACCACCACGACGACGATCAGCACCATCCCGAAGCAGGACGTGCCGGCGCGCCTTGCCGCGCTGGCCGGCATGCCCATCGGCGAGTTGAAGGCCGAGTGGCGCCGGCTCTTTGCCACCGAGCCGCCGCCTTACAACCGGCGCTTCCTGGAAAGCCGGCTTGCTTACAGGACGCAGGAACTCGCCTATGGCGGGCTGCGCCCCGAGACCATCGCCCGCCTCGAAGCGCTGGGTGAGCAGATCGATGGGAAGAATCTGACCCTGCGCCGGATTCGCCGCGACCAGCGCCCAATCACCGGCACGCGGCTGCTGCGGGAATACCAGGGCGTGGAGCACGTCGTCAGCGTCACGCGCGACGGCTTCGAATGGCAGGGCCGTCCCTATCAGTCGCTATCGGCCATCGCGCGCGCGATCACTGGTACGCGGTGGAACGGCTGGGTGTTCTTCGGCATGCGGAAGGCCGGCGCATGACCCGCCGCGATGCCACCATGCCGGCGAAGGTGCGCAAGCTCCGCTGCGCCGTCTACACCCGGAAGTCGACCGACGAGGGGCTGGAGAAGGAATTCAACTCGCTCGAAGCGCAGCGCGCCGCTTGCGAGGCGTTCATCGCGTCGCAGCGCTCTGAGGGCTGGGTGCTGGTGCACGACCGCTACGATGATGGCGGGGTCAGTGGCGGCACGCTGGAGCGCCCCGCGCTGAAGCGGCTGCTGGCCGACATCGAGGCCGGGCTGGTGGACGTCGTGCTGGTATATAAAGTGGACCGGCTGTCCCGATCGCTGATGGACTTCGCGAAGCTGGTCGAGATCTTCGAGGCGCACGAGGTCACGTTTGTTGCGATTACGCAGTCGCTGAACACGACCACGAGCATGGGGCGGCTGACGCTCAACATGCTGCTCAGCTTCGCGCAGTATGAGCGAGAATTAATCGGCGAGCGGGTGAGGGACAAGATCGCCGCCTCTCGCGCGCGGGGCATGTGGATGGGCGGGCCGGTGCCGCACGGCTACCGCGTCGAGAACCGCAAGCTGCTGGTGGACGAGGCTGCTGCGGCGACGGTCCGCCGCGTGTTCGAGGGCTTCGCCGAGATCGGCTCCGCCACCAAGCTGCTGCCCGTGCTGCACGCCGAGGGGCTGCTGACGAAGACTGGCAGGCCCTTCGACAAGGGCGCGCTCTACAAGCTGCTGGTGAACAGGGTCTATATCGGCGAGGCGGTGCACAAGGGGACATCCCACCCCGGCGAGCACGCCGCCATCATCTCGCAGACGCTGTGGGATCGTGTGCACGCCATCCTGCAGGAAAGCCCGCGCGAGCGTGGCGCGAAGAACCGCGCCACGGCCACCGCGCTGCTGCGTGGCCTGCTGTTCGGGCCGGACGGTCGGGCGATGTCGCCCACCTACACGCGGAAGAAGGGACGGCTCTACCGCTACTACGTCAGCCAGGCGGTGCTGCAGGGTGGCGCGAACGACGCGCCGCACCGGCGCCTCCCTGCGGGGGAGATCGAGGGTCTGGTGATGGCGCAGGTCCGGGCCCTGCTCCGCCAGCCGGAGGTCATGGTCGGCACCTGGCGGGCAGCGCGGGCCGAGGCGCCGGACCTAACCGAGACCGAGGTGCGCGACGCGCTCGGCCGGCTCGATCCCCTGTGGGACGAGCTATTCCCTGGCGAGCAGGAGCGGATCGTGCGGCTGCTGGTCGAGCGCGTGACGGTCGGCGACGCCGGCGCGGAGATCCGGCTGAATCTGGAAGGGCTAGCCGGGCTGGCGCGGGACATGGCAGCGAAAGGGGAGGGGATTGCGGCATGACGAGCGTGACGGTGGTGGTGCCGATGGCGATACGCCGCCGCGGCGGGCGGAAGCAGATCATGGGGCCGGATGGGGCGGTGTTGGGGGCCGGCGGCAATGGCTCGGGCGTGGCCGAGACGCGGGGCGACCCGGCGCTGGTGAAGGCGCTGGCGCGGGCGTTCCGGTGGCGGCGGATGCTGGAGGAGGGTCGCTACGGTTCGGTCCGGGAGCTCGCGAAGGCGGAGGGTGTCGATCGCGGCTATGTTGGCCGGGTGCTAAATCTGACCCTGCTGGCACCGGCGATGGTCGAAGGGATTTTGGATGCGCAGCAGCCGTGCAGCGTGATGCTGCCGGCACTGTTGGCAAGGGTTCGTCCGGAATGGCCGGGGCACATGACGCTCTAGGCTTGACCATCGCGATGAGCCAGCCATGGGGCAGCGATCGATGCTTGAGCGCATAGCGCAGCGGGCGGTTTGTTGCTCTGCGTGTTTCGCGCCGAACGGCAGTGTCGACGACACCGCGTGAACTGCAATCGGCGCGCAATAAAATTTTTGATTGCGCAACGTGTCGTCCGCTGACTAACTTGCACCCAACAGAGTCAGCATGTCTGCGGAAGAGCAAAGGGACTGAGTGACGCGTCCCCGTTCCAGCGCACGAGGCTCTACGATCCCGCCGCCTTTGCCGATGCGCAGTGCGTGCGAGCGACCTGTTTCGAGTGACGTGTAGCCCGGCAGCTGAGGGAGAATTCGG